TGCTGATCCTGGTGGTACTAGTGATGCTGGTAAAGCCTATATCTTCGCTCGTAGTGGCAACTCATGGTCAGAGGAGGCTATACTGGTAGCTAGTGACAAAGCTGCTAGTGATTATTTTGGTTATTCAGTATCTATCAATAGTGATGGCTCTAGAGTGGTTATAGGAGCTCGGCTTGCTAGTCCTGGTGGTACTAATAATGCTGGTAAAGCCTATATCTTCGCTCGTAGTGGCAACTCATGGTCAGAGGAGGCTATACTGGTAGCTAGCGACAAAGCTACTGGTGATAATTTTGGTTGGTCAGTATCTATCAATAGTGATGGCTCTAGAGTGGTTATAGGAGCTCATATTGCTGATCCTGGTGGTACTACTGATGCTGGTAAAGCCTATATCTTCGCTCGTAGTGGCAACTCATGGTCAGAGGAGGCTATACTGGTAGCTAGTGACAAGGCTGCTAGTGATAATTTTGGTTGGTCAGTATCTATAAATAGTGATGGCTCTAGAGTGGTTATAGGAGCTTATATTGCTGATCCTGGTGGTACTACTAATGCTGGTAAAGCCTATATCTTCGCTCGTAGTGGCAACTCATGGTCAGAGGAAGCTATACTGGTAGCTAGCGACAAAGCTGCTAGTGATTATTTTGGTATTTCAGTATCTATCAATAGTGATGGCTCTAGAGTGGTCATAGGAGCTAATCATGCTAGTCCTGGTGGTACTACTAGTGCTGGTAAAGCCTATATCTTCGCTCGTAGTGGCAACTCATGGTCAGAGGAAGCTATACTGGTAGCTAGTGACAAGGCTACTAGTGATTATTTTGGTAATTCAGTATCTATCAATAGTGATGGCTCTAGAGTAGTTATAGGAGCTTTGATTGCTGATCCTGGTGGTACTACTGATGCTGGTAAAGCCTATATACTCTCATAAAGCATTTTAACCTATATAACAACCATATCCACCATAGGCCGCAGTAGGCCTATGGTGGATATGGTATTTTTTTCCACAATGTTCTAATCTAATAGCCCAATATAGGCATAACAATTAAAAAGGATATTACCTATGACTGATCAAGAAGTTGATTTAATAATACCTAATAATGATCCATCTGAATCTTCCACAGCAGCTGAGCCAGCAGAATTACCTAATCCACCAGAAGAGATTAATATTCCAACAGATCCTACAGAAGCATCTTCAAATACCAAAACTACTGAAGATACTATAACATATAATGCTACACAATATTATCCAACTGGTGGTATTAGCAGTAAGGATACAGAAACAGTAGCTTTACCTACCGACTATGCTAGTTCAGTAAAAGATGTCCTTAATGAATTACCTAATATTAACTTTACAGATACTCAAGAATCTAGAGAATGGGTAAATGTACTCAATGAAGGTCTTGAATATGTTCCTATGCAGGAAATGTTTAAAGATACCGTTAATGCAGCTAAAAATGGTGAATTTACACAACGTCTTGAGTATAATGGTAAGCCACTTATAGCTGCTTCACCTAAGTTTGATAAATTAGAAAATAATATATTAAAAGGTGAAAAGGCTGTTATACGTGTTTTACAAACACTTGGTTTAGGTAATCTCTTTCAAGTACCATTATGGCATACTGGTATATGGGTTACTCTAAAGCCACCAACAGAAGCTGAAATCATTGAGTTAAACCGTCAACTATTGAATGATAAGATCCAATTTGGTAGATATACGTATGGTCTAGCGTTTGCTAATACTACTTCATATACAGTAGATCGACTTCTAACCTTTGTATTAGATCATATCTATAATACTACTCTTAAAACTGACACCCTTACTGCCGATGATCTCCGTAAGCTTATTAGTAGTCAAGATATACCTATCCTATTATGGGGAATAGCATGTACTATATATCCTAATGGTTTTAAATATAAACGTGCTTGTATTTCTAATCCAGAACGTTGCACACATGTCATAGAAGAAACTATTAATGTAACTAAGCTACTATGGACCAATGTTAATCATCTAACTGATTATCAGAAGGAACATATGTCATCTAGACAAGCTCGTAGTCGTACTATAGAGCAAGTAGAACGTTATAAAGATGAACTTAAGGCTATACATAAGGCTAGAGTTAAGTTAGATAATGATAAGGATATATATCTTACTATTAGATCACCTAGCGTTAAGGAATATATTGAAAGTGGTTATGTATGGATTAATTCAATAGTTGAGTCTGTAGAACGCACTATATCTACTGAAGCTACTCAGTCTGAAAAAGATAATCTTATTACTAGATATGCTCAAGCTAGTCGTTTAAGACAATATGGACATTGGATTGAATCTATTGAAGTTGAGACTAATATCTCTAATGATCAAGAAACTATCAATGAACTATTAGATGTACTTAGTTCAGATAACGAGCTCTTTAGTACTATTATGCTTAAAATCAAGGCTTATATTAATAATAGTGTGATTTCTTTAGTTGGAATCCAGAGCTATAATTGTCCTGCTTGTTCTGGTGAACAGAAAGATGAAACATATCCTAAGTTTACTAATATCTTACCATTGGACGTGCAACAGCTTTTTTTCGGCCTTTTTACTCAGCGTCTAATAAGATTGACAGATCGCTGAGTAGTAATAATATAAGTCTATATGACTTTGAATCTAAAGTAGATCTAGATGATTATATAAAGCGTTGTATAAAGCATATTAAGCCTGGTTTATCTAGTTATGAGTTAAAGGATATTTTATCTCAGGTATATGAAACTGAGTTTGGTATCTATGATCATTTATCAGAATATAATAATAGACCTTTATCTAGTGTAGCATTCTTTGATATAGAAGATACTACTGATGGTTCTCCATTAGAAAGTATAACTAAAACTTATATCGCTAAGAATATCAAAGAACTCTTTGGGTTAAGTATATTAGAGTTCCTTGATTTACCTAGATATATAATTGAACTATATGTTAGTATAGCCAATGAAGAGATCAATAAGAAGCAACCAGTTATTGATAATCTTCATAAGGAATTTAATAAGATGTCCAAATAGACCACCTAAGGGGAGTATATCCCCTTAGGTAGTATTTTTTGTATATCTAACCAAATAAAGTAGTTAAGCAAAACTATATTAGACCAAGGATACAGGGAGTTAGATTATGTTACAATTAGGAATACAACCAGCTCCAGCTGTTAAGCCTCTTATTAATATTGGAGCATTGTTAGATATACCTACTGGGTTCTATGTAAAGGGCCGTCATGGTGAAAATCTTCTCTTAGGAGGATTAGGTCAACTAACTGGTATAGTAGGCCCAGGTAACTCATTTAAATCAACTGTAATGCATTATATGATGTTATCGGCTGCTGATCGCATTACAGCTGCTGTAGACACTAATATGTCTACATATGATACAGAAATCAATATCCATGAAAGCCGTCTATTAGAGTTTGCTAATAGATTTGAAAAGTTAAGAGAAAAGGATGTATTTAATACTGGTTATTGGGTAGTTACTGATAAAACAGTATATTATGCTGATCAATGGTTTGAGAAAACTAAAGAGTTTCTAGCCAATAAGGAAAAGCACGCTAAAGAGATCACTGGCGTTACACCTTTTTTAGGTAGAGATCAAAAAACTCTAATAGAGATGATTATACCTACTTTTACTGAAATTGATTCTTTAAGTGAATTTGAAACTACTGATGTAGCTAAGATACAAGATGAGAATCTACTAGGTGAATCCGGTGGTAATACTATCCATATGAGATCAGGATTAGCTAAAACTAGATTCTTTATGGAAATACCACATGTATCTGGTACAGCTAATCATTATTTCTTAATGACTGCTCATTTAGGTAAAGAAGTTAGTATGGCAGCTGGCCCATATCAACAGATGCCAACTAAAAAACTTCAGCATATGAGGATGGGTGATAAGATCAAAGGAGTAACTGATAAGTTCTTCTTCTTATTGAATAACTGTTGGTTAGCTATGGATGCTAAACCATATATTAATCAAACCACTAAAGCTCCTGAATATCCTAGAGATAGTATAGATAATAACGATAGTGGTAGTACTGATCTTAATATAATTACATTAAAGCAATTAAGATCTAAATCAGGGCCATCTGGTATAACTATTGAATTATTAGTATCTCAGACTGAAGGTGTTCTACCTAGCTTATCTGAATTTCATTATATTAAATCTAATGATAGATTTGGTTTAGATGGAAATCTACAGAGTTATTCATTAGTTCTATATCCAGATGTTAAATTAACTAGAACTAATGTAAGAGGTAAGATAGATAGTGATAAGAAGCTTCGTAGAGCCTTAAATATCACTTCTGAGCTTTGTCAGATGCATCAGTATCATAAAGGTCTTGGTAACCTTCTATGTAGCCCTAAAGAGCTCTATGATGGTATAAAGGAACAAGGTTATGACTGGGATATGATATTAAATGAAACTAGAGGATGGTGGACTTTTAACAATGATAATACAATGGACAAATTCTTATCTACTAAGGATTTGTTAGAAATGCGTTTAGGGCTTTATAAGCCCTTTTGGTTAAAATAGGAGGTTAAGTTTTTTTAAAGGTTAATCTCTTCTAAAAAATAATGGTGGTCAATATGGATGAACATTTAAAGCGTTATAATACTGAAAAGCCAGCAGATGACATAGATCTAATATTTTGTGTACGTGATCTATTGATACAAAGTGGAATATCATTGGATGCTATAGCTATCTTTGATAATCATCCGTTGATTATTAATTCAGTTGGTAAGATTAGTAGTGTACAACGATTTAATCTAAATAGATTCTGGACATTACAGTTAATGGCGGTAGATAAGTATAGTGAAGAAGAACGTTACTGTCTTATTCCTAATGGTACTAATGATGATTGGTTAAATCTATTTAGTGTAAAAGTATTACCTTTTATACTAGAGAATCGTTTACCAATGGTTTGCTAAGATTATAAAAATACTATTATGACTACTAATAGAAAACAAACCGAAGCTTTCATTATCAAGTATGTTGAGAAGATAGCGCCAGGTATAGGTAATAAAGAAATATATGAAAAGTTTTTCAAAATGCTTAATGATAAGCAGTTTGAGGATTTTATAGATCTGTTAGCTACTGAGAAAGCTAGATTAGCTATCTTTGTACCTAATTCTAAAGCTAATGTAGTTTCAGTAGAAAATAATCTAGAGATAGCTAAAGAACTAGGACATGAATTCTTTACTAGACTACATATAAGCAATAAGGAAGGTGTCCCTGATCATCTAACTAGTGTTAAGCACATGGTAATGGATTTACCGGTACGTAGAGCTAGTCAGTTAGTTAGTAAGAAGATTAAGATACCTAAGAATAATAAGATTATAGATGACCTTAGTGGCCAACCAACTGGTACTTCTAAGGGTGCTAAGATTTCTTATCCTGAACTACTAATCTTAGCCGCTATGGGTTTAGATAATAGTATTGAAGAACTCATTAGTGTGCGTGGTGGAGATAATAAAGCTTTCTTAGCTTATAGTAGTTTCGTTGATAAATACGGTAAAGTATCTTTAAAAGGATTAGAGCCTTTTAGATCAGTAGTTAAATCTACTGCTACTTTTAAAACTTTCTTAACTTCTATGCATATAAAATCAACCCTAGTGAGTTAATAAAATGAACTCAGATAAATCTGTAGGATATTATATACTTTATAATAATGAAACTAAAGAAGTTTATGTTGGAAGCGGTGATTTAACAGCACGTAAAAAATACCATTCAAAACATCTTAGAGATAATAAACATATAAATCCTAAACTACAAGAAGCTTTTAATCAAAATCCAAATTTTGAATTTATTGCTAAACCTATTAATTTTTTAGAAACTGTTCAAGAAAATAAAGAAGTGGCATTAACAATTGAACAATTATTAATTCTTAATTTAATTGATAGTCCGAAATGTTTAAATATAGTTAAAAATGCACGTGCATCAATGGCTGCTAGATCACATACTACTGAAACTATTCAAAAAATGAGTAATGATAAAATAAATAAATGGGCTGATCCTGAATATCGTGATAAAATGTCAATTGCTTTAAAAGAAGGGTGGAAAAAAATGACACCTGAGGAACGAAAGGAATTTTCTGATAAAGTAAGTAATGCACAAAAGCAACGTTATATAAATGGTGAAAGAGCTCCAACTTTTGGACAAACACGTAGTAAAGAATTTAAGAAAAATGATAGTGAAAAAATTACTGAACTATGGAAAGATCCGAATTTTAGAGAAAAAAATCTAAAAGCTAGAGAAGGTAAAAATCATATACCTTTATCTACACATAAAATAGAGATAAATGGTAAAGTTTATAGTTCTCTTTCAGTTGCTGGTAAAGAATATAATATACCAAAACAAACTGTAGCTTATCGATGTGATTCTAAAAGTGATGATTTTACTGAATGGAAAAGAACTAAATTGAGTGAGCTATGAATGAAGCAAAGCAGAGTGGCTTAATGATAGATTTAGATAGTTTATTTGATACTAGGTTAGGTACATTAATACTTAATTATGATGATGTAGCTGAAAAGATCTTCTTAGAGGATAAGTATCATAATCGATTAGATGATAGTTTTAATGGTAGTATAGATAGACCACAGTTTACTGAATTCTATGATAAACGTGATGCTACTACCATAGCTAATAGTACTCTTACTATTATCAATGATGTTATTTATGACTTTATACGTAGAACGCACGCAGCGGATCCATCTTCACCATATGTGTTCTTTCCAGTTATCTATTTAAATGTATACCCATATAAGCTTACAGATGCAGAGAAAGAAATTATTAAAGCTGGTGTCGTAGCTTATTTTAATAATCAAGCTCCTGTAGAAGTAGTTGATATGGATTATAAACAATTAACAGTTGGTTTCGTAAAGGAGTATCTAACTGTTCTTATCTTATATGAGTATAATAAATGGCTAGATGAACAAACTTTATTAGGTAACTTTAATAAAGGTGGTTGTCCTGGTACAACATTATTTGCTCCTAGGATATTCTTTAAAGAAATACCTAAAACAGAAGCTGAAGTAGATAAGATATTTCTTATGCTAGAGAATATATCTAAACCCTTTATTAACTTAGAATTATTGCCATCTATTTTCTTTAGTACTTATTTAAAGGCAACAAAAGTTGACATGCCAAAAGAGACTACCGGTACCTAACTGGTACCGGTAGTATATTAGCCTCTAAACTCATTTTTAACTTTTTCACTATCTACACCAATATATGTTTCACCTTCAACTGGATCTGTTACTACTATATCATCGTCTAGATATGGATTTACTATAGTAGCTTTTTGTTGCTTACTATTACTAACTTTCTTAAGTAGTTCAGCAATATTATTAGCAACTTGATTTTGTGCTTCTTGTAGCTTATCTTCTGATTTGATCTTAACCTTCTTAAGTATAGTTTCATCCATACCTTCAATGGCTCTTAGTAAGAATTCTCTAGAACTAGTGTCAGTAGGAAGATTATTATTCTTGGTAAGTTCAATTATAATATTCTCTCTAACCTTAAGACCTAATTCTAGCCGACGTTTATCTTCTAACTCAAAAATATCTTCAGCCATAGTAGAAATCCTTTTAATAATGCTTAACCACTACATATACAGGCTTTTAACTTAGTTTTGATGCTATATACTATATATGAAAACATCCTTGGGGATATGTAATGTCAAAGATCAGTCAATGGTTACAACGAATACTTAAGGTTAAAGAAAAACTACAAGATAGCTTATCCATATATAAAGCTCAGATATATCTAATAGAGTCTATAGATATATCTAAGTTCTCTATGGTATATAAACCAGCAGCTAACCTTATTAACATAACTAGCCCTTATAGCAATATAGTTGAGTATACTATAGCATTAAAAATGTTCATTAAAGCCATAGTTCAAGATAACTATATAGCTATATATGAGATTAAACGCGATATAACGCCATATACGCTTCGTAGCTGGTTTATAGTTAAAGATACATACATAGATCCTACTGAGGCTATAAAATCGTTTCTAGAGGCTTCTAAGGAGTTTATAGAGCTACATGAGCATTATAGTACTAAAGATGATATAAGCTTCAATAATAGAAAAAATATAAACAATACTCAAGTTATCATAAATAACCTATTTACGCTACTGGAGGAATTAAAAAATGTCCAGTGATCATCAAAATAAGGATACTCCTGGTATCATCTTAGCTAAGATATTTAAAACACTTATATATGAACTAGGAGTTAATCTAGAGCGTTATCAATATCTAATATCAAATGTCATTAAACAATTTAAGCTAGATAATACCTATAAAGTATCTAATCTTATAAATGGTATAACTAAAGAAGTCTTTAATGACACCATATCCTGGAAAGTATTTGTTAAAGCACTAGTATTTCTAGGAACAACTAAGTTTACTATCTTTCTATTAAAAGATGATAAATCTCCAATGGTTTTTCATACTATAAATCTTTCAGATAAGGATATGCTAGAAAAGATATTCTGTTTTACAAATAAGGAACCTGAAGATCCTGAGGAAGTTAAACTCGGATTATTACTTAGAGAGATGCTAGATAAGGTAATAGAAGCCAATGCCCCTAATATAAGTTATACAGATGCTATTTATACTTATATAGAGAATTTAAAGAAAACAAATAAAAACTTTAATAAGTCTCTAAAAGGTAATCTAATAAAAGAGCTAAGAAAAGAAACTGTTACCTGGAAAGTATTTATTAAAGCTCTAATAGTTTATGGAATAACTAATCCAGTAATAGGTGTAACTATATATGATAGGTTTAATAAACATCATACAGTAAGTTTTACTATATATTTAGATCATACACTTCTGTAGTATTTTCTACTACTAGTATAATACCTTGGCAATCTGTTTCTAAAATTATTAGTCTAATATATACTATATTTGAGTAGTAACGAAGTTCTGGTGCGTTAAAAGAAACTTATGGTGATAAAACCAGATATAAACCATATTTCAATCTAATCTTAAATATAGGAGTAGTAACTATGTCTCTTCGTGATAATCCAGTTCTCCGCGATGTTCTTTCCAAGGTAAATACTAAAGGAAAGAAATTCAAGGAACATAATAGTATTTTTGCACCTTATCCTATTAATCCGAATAATCTCGGAAAGGATGGGGAGGATCACATCAATATCTCACCGTATGCTAAGACAGAACTAGGGAAAGTTCTGTCAAATGAAATTGCAGTAGATGTTCGGCATAAGATCTTTGGTAAATTTACCAGCGTTACTGGATTTTGGTATTATATTAAATCCAAAGAACGTGATGACCGTTGCCGTAAATTGGTAGGTAAGTCCCTGAAGGATTTTAGTAAGGGTCTTACGCTATCTGAAGTAAAGAATTTCAGAGCTATCATTCTGGATACAGTTTGGATGAAAGTGAATCAATATCCGGCTGTTATCGAAGAACTAAAGAACTCAACACCGCCGTTTGATTGTTACTTCGAAGATCGTAATACTCATCTTCGTCAGCGACCAAACTACTTCGCTTGGTTTTTAGAAGGCATGTCTGAGATTCGTAGTGCGCTGCAAGAGAATCGTCAGCCTTCGCTTAGTAAGTTCTTAGATGATCCATCTACTGGCATTTATGACTTTGTATCGCCTCCTAAGCGAACTGAAGAGGTAGTTGTGAACCA